GCTACTATATCTAATGCAGCTGCAATAATAGGATCATGATCCATAGCTTCATAATCACTATAAAGCTGTAATCTCATTGACTGATAATTCAGTGTTGGGTTATATTGTAATGAAGATCCTACAGGTTTGTGTAAACGTGTAAATCTATCATAAAGTGAATTTGTAGCTAGGTTTCCATATTTTTGGATCCTACCTGTGTCCATGATTTTAAGTTGTTTTCCTCCAACGTTACGAATAATAACGTCATTTGAAAATAACCGTTTTAATCTTGTGAAAATACTAATGTCTGCCATCTTGTTGTTTTTTAATACATATTAAAGAAGCCAAGTTAAATCCTGTTCTCCTTGTTCTCCTAAATCTTGTGTCCAACCCGTGTTTTTCTTACCCATACCTCCTGTATAAATACCTGGAGTAGTTTCTCGTTGCCAATTTGATACTGTAGCTCTTGTCATATCTAATCCTTGTTGGGCAAATTTAAGTGCTGTGTCTCTTACATAACATGCTGTTGCCAAAGACATTACTAAATCATCATTATATCCGATTTGGGCTTCTGGTTTTCCATTTAACCATATAAAAGTTTTCATTTCTTCTAATGTTCTTTTTCCTTGAATAGTAATTGCTTTATCTTTTAAATATGCATCTAATTTTCCTATTACTAATGGTCTTGTTTTCATTGACATTGTAAAACCAGGAACCATTTTAGTTGTGTCTGTTATATCATATCCTTTAGCTAAAAATGCATCTGCATTTGTTGCTGCTTCCCCTTTAGGTGAATAATACAAATTATTATAACCTTTATCTATTACTACTTGAATAGTATTCCATCCTATATTAGCATTTTCAATTACTAATAAAGCATTATTATATTCAGTTGCCATTGCAACTAACATATGACCAAATTCTTTAGTACCAATTTGACCTTTAAATTCACCAATTTGTTTAGATTCTTCTATATCAATAATATGAAAAGCAGAATAATCTTTACTATCACCTCTAGCTACATCGGCTGTTATTATATATTTTCTTGTATAATCTGGATATTCCCAAATGTGTAATCCTCCTTCTATACCTCTTTTTTCTAAAGGAGCACATATATTAGTTTCTTCAATAAATTTCATAAGTTCATTTTCAAAAACTGTGTGTCCTGATGTTGTAAAATCACAATCACATTCTTGTGCAGCCATTCTTAAACCTAATTCATCATCTTGTTTATCTCTCCATGCTTGGTTTCTTTCTGGGTGTACTGACCAGTGTAATTTAATAGGGATAAATCCGTTAGTTCCTTCTTCTGCTTTAGTCCACATTTTATGAAAGAAATTACCTGTTCCATTTGGTGTAGATAAAACGATTGCTCTACCCCCCGTTGATAATGTTTGTTGTGACGAACCCCAAATTTCATCTATTTTGTTTGTTTCAATAAAGGCAGCCTCATCAATAATCAATAAAGAAATTGCTTCTGATCTACCAGCATCACTTGCTGCAGATACTGCTTTAATTTGAGAACCATTTTTTAGACGTAATGCTAATTTATTGTTTTCTGTAAACCCAATTTGTAACCATGAAGGTAATTCATCATACATAAATTTTACCTTTGTTACTAAGTTTTTTGCTGTATCTTGTTTTGTTGCAACTACAAGTATAGATTTATCTTTTTGAAATATCATCATCCATAATGAAATACCTGCGGATAAAGTAGAAATACCTAACTGACGAGACTTAAGAATAATACTTCTATCATGTTTTTGTAGTAATTTTAATGTAGCTTCTTGAAAGGGATAAAGATTAAATTGAACACGACCTCTTGTTGGGTGTTGAATAAAACAATATTTTTTCATAAAGTATACAGGATCCTTAGCACATTTAATATACTCTTGCTTTATTGCTTGTTTAATGTTTGGTTGTGCCATATTATATATTATACATATTGAGCTACTGCATTTTTGACTTGTTTTATACGTTCTTCTACAGTTCCTTTAATAGTAATAGTATTACTTTTATACATTTGTATAATTGTTTTTATTTTTTTATCAACTGCTGTTCTATATTCTGCGTTTGTTTCTCTAATACCATTATCTTCTATTTCTACTCCTTCAGGACTAACATAAAATAAAATATCATATTCATCTATTAAATAATATAAAGAAGCATTTAAATAAAATTTTTCATGATCTTCCATTGATTCAGATAAATCACAAAATGCCATAACATCAATAACTGTTCTATCAGTTATTATTTTTTCTTGCATTAATTCAACTGCTCTTTCAGAAGCAAAAACTAATTGTCCTTTTAATGTACTATCCATATTTAAAGGTATTCCTAAATCCATTAAATGTTTAGAACGTTCTGTTCTAAAATGATAGTCTTTAAATTCAGGTAATTCTTTTAATGCATTTACTAGTGTAGTTTTTCCTACACTCATTGTTCCACAAAATCCTATTTTCATATATTAATGTCTTGATGTTCCTTTTCCTGCTGCTGTTTTATACCATGGTAGACCTTCTTTACCTTTCATAATTTCATTCCAATCATCATAAGTAAATTCAATACCATTTAAATAATATTCTTTTTTTCTTTGTTCTACATTAGTTAAGGCAGGACCATCTTCACTATGAAATACTGCTTTATATCCATAGTCTATAACTCGTGCTGATGTTTTAGATCCATCTTCTTCAATTTTAAATACTCTTCTTATTTTAGTTTTAGGTTTAAACCATTTTCTAATATTTTGTAATTCTTCCTCCGTTGCTTTATTTGCCATGTTTATTAATTTTATTTTGAAATTTCATAAATGATCCTTCTTTATCATTAGTTAAACCTCCTACAGTATGAATTTTATCATCTTCTTCAGACCAAGGTCCTGGTTTGTCTGCATGTTCTAAAAAATCATCTATAGCTTTACTCATTGATAATATTTGTTCTGCTACTAATGTTCCTTGAGCTCCTGACACTGTAATGCCTCTTGCTGATAATGCATCACCTACAAAATGTACATCAGGAAACCTAGTAAGACTTAAATCTTTATAATTTACTAATGGTTCTGGTGCTAAATATTTTACTTCGGGCATATAAATCCCCCAATCTTTACCTAATGTTGGAAATATTTTTTCCATATCATGGATAAAATCTTGAATATAAATAGCATAATTTCCTATTGCTTCATATAAAGGTTCTAAATTTTCTACTACTTTAGTTTCTACATAATCCCCTTCTGTTGTTTTTGAAGGTACCCTATGACTAGGAGAATAAAATGTTCCTTTACCATCTACTTGCATTTTCTTTACTGCTTCTCTTGCCCAATTAAAAGGTTCTTTTATACCCTTAATTTCCATTAAAATACCAAAATTAGTCATACCATTTTCGTATTTTTTATCTTTTTTAGCATGACCATTATAACTAATATCACCATAAGTATGTTCAGCTGCTACGTAAGCTGCATTGTTATTTGTACAAAATGATCTTAATGATACACCTTCAGCATCAAATTTTCTGTATAATTTAAAATCATAGGCAATATCAATTAACTTTTGAAAGTGTTTTTGTGGTGCTTCAAAACGTACACCAATTTGTACTGGTTTTGGTTCTGTAGGTAATTCATAATCTTCAGATAATGATTTTGCAAAATCAATTCCTGATTTACCTACTCCAAATATAAGTGTATCATAACTTTCCCAACAGTAATCTGCGTGTGCATTAATTTCTGAATATTTTACTATTTTTTTATCAAAATCAATATCTGTTACTTTAGTTTCCCATATAAATTCTACACCTTTTTCTACTAAATAATCGTACCAATTCTTACCAATTTCATGTAGATAATCAGTTCCAACATGCCATACAGGGAATAAGCGTAAACCAAAATGTGGTTTAATAAATTCAGGTTCATCTACTGGATTTGAACATTGTACTTCTTCTGGTTTAGGATGAAATCGTTTAAAATTCTCAATAACTTGATCCATCAATTCCATGGCTTTTTCTTCGCCTGTGTATTTTGATAGATGACCACCTATTGATGTGTGATAAGTTAATTTACCATCTGACCAACCACCTGCTCCTAAAAAACCTCTCATTACGTCTGCTGCTGGTCTACGATATGGATCTAAACCCATATCAATAATAGTAATATTTCCTTTAAAATTGTTGTCTACTAATTTTGTTGCTGCATTTACACCGGCAACTCCGGCTCCTACGATTACTACATTATTCATACTTTGCTGATTTTGTGGTAACGTACAAAAAAAAACTGTGGCTACCAAATTGGAGGCCACAGCTCTCTAAAAATTTTTATTTAAATCGTTCGGCTATGAATCGAACTGTATGTTATTTCTTTTTACTTTTTTCAAATGATCGACCACCAAAATAAGCACCAATCACTGTAATTAATACTAGCTGTAACAAGTCTGTCCATTTTTGTTCTACTGTAAATGAAATAGTTCCTGCGTCAATAAATATCATTAAAACTGTAGAAACTACTAAAAATATAAGAATCATTGGTCTAACATTTTTACTTAACCAACTGTCACTATTCATATCAGCTGACCAACGATCAGTGATATTTTGTTCCATTTTAGCTTCATGTTCTGCTATTAAAGCTTTAATTTTTCTTTCTGCGTTTAATTTTTCTTCTTTAGATGTGTGTAAGTTATCTATAACTCCACCTACACCTTTTACTAGGTCGGCTGCGCCTCCTGAGAATAAGTTTGTTAATATGCTCATAACGTTTTTATTTTATAATACTACAAACGATGCTGTAAAGTCAGAATTGTTTGCTATTTCTGTTGTTTTATTATTGTGTATGTAAAATTTAAATCCTGCAGTAAGAGATGCTGTTGTGAAACAATGGATTGAAGAACTTAGTGCTAAAGTTCCTACACCTGCTCCTGTTAATCCCATAAAAGTTCCTATAACTATATCTCCATCTTGTACACTATGGTTATTTACCGTAAATATTCCTGAACTTTGAGAAGCTGGAAGTGCTGCTTGTAATTTATTTTTTACTGTAAATCTTCTACCATGTACTGTATATTGACTATTATCTGCTGAGCTTCCTTCTATTCTACTATGATGAATACCTCCTGATATTATTTGAATAGATCCCGAAGCATCTGATGCACTAACAAATCCTCCTATAGTGTAAAATCCTTTAGATGATGAAATTATTCCAGATGTACTTACTGCTGTTGCAATTATTGTTCCACTTGAATTAATATTTTCTAATGTACTTGTTCCTGCTATTACTAAACCTGAACTAGAAATATGTCCACTTGCACTTATATTACCTGAAGCTGTTATATGACCACCATCACTACTAAGGAATACTAAATTTGATACATTACCACCACTAACCCATATATGTCCACTAGATGAAATGTCTGTAGTGTTAATAGAAGCATTTGTAAAATCAAAACTAGCTGCTGTTATAGTTCCACTTGCACTTATATTTCCACTAGCTGTTATGTCTGTTACAGCTGTGATACTTCCTGAGAATGAATGTGTATTACCTGAACCAGTACCAAATTGATTAGAACCTGTAATGGTTTCAGTTGCTGCAAAAGTAGTAGTATTTGCTGTTATTTTATCTACTATTATAACAGAAGCTGTTATGTGACCTATTGATGCTGATCTCCATTTTAATGCTGATGATCCTAAATCATATGTAGATGTTTTATGAGGATTTAAACTTGAACTTACAAAATCTATAGAAGATGAAACTACATTTATGTGTTTAAATCTAAAACCTGGTTTTCCTAAGAAAGAAGCTCCATCTGTTGTTGGAATTAAATTAGTTACTCTTCCTATAGAAGCTGTGTCTGCTGTTAATGTATCAATGTTTGCAGTTCCATCAATATATAAATCTTTCCATTGTAGAGAATTTGATCCTAAATCATAAGTATCATCTTTATGAGGAATTAAACTTGAACTAACATTATCAACTGAAGCTGAAACTACAAATAATGTTCTCCATTTTTTTGTTTTAGTACCTAAATCAAATATGTTTGTTGTACCTGGTACTAATCCTCCACTAATAATTACATTTCCATATCCTCCTATACCATCTAT